ATATAGTGCAAAAGAATCTGCTGATTTATTAGGTGTTTATTTACAATCTCAACAAGGCTATTCTGATGTAAATTCAAAAACACAGGAACAGGTACAGAAAGATCTTGTGAAATTCGGTGAAAGGGTAACAAGAGTATCGCAGGCAACTGGTATCTTAAGATCTAAATTACTTGAAAATATTGACGCTATTTCACAATCTGTTGATATGAACCTGTTAGCCAACAGAATTGGTGACGCTGGTGCTGCGTCAACATCGGAATTTATTGCTTCATTTAAAGACAAAAAATTAGGTCAGGCATTCTTAAGTATGATGACTGATACAATTAAGCCGTTGAATAGTACCTTTATGGATTTTCAGAAGACAGGATTTGGTGGATTTGGTCAGAAGTTAATGAATTTTACACAAAGTCTTGAAGGACTGAGTCCGGAAGAAGCTGCAAAAAGAACCGCTGAATTTGCAAAGGCAAACGATGCAGAACTTAAGATGATGGTTAGTCGTGGTAAACTTCTAAGTCAGGCCGGTGTTAAAGAAGCCGATGGAATGATGCAAGTTGCAGTAGGACTACAGCAACAAGGTAGAACATACAAGGAAGTTAGTAAAGCAGATCAAGCGAAGGCCGATGCAACAGCCAAAGCATCAAAGGATCTTCAAAATCAATGGGAAAAATTAATGGCAACATTACAGGCCGCTTTTGCCCCAACAATTCCTATGTTACAATCATTGGCAGAAGGATTAAAATGGATAACAACTAAATTCTCTGAACTTACCGCAGCATTTGATCCATCTACTCGAGCATTGATAGGTGCCGGTGCAATTATTGTTGGTATAATTGCCGGATTAAAATTAACATCTGCACTAATGGGTTCGATACCTTCACTAATTAAGACAATGTTCGGTGGTGGACAACGCGGTAGTAGAACTAACCCTATGTATGTAGTTGATATAGGTAGTAGTGGCGGCATGCCAGGAATGGATAAGGGCGGTAAAGGTGGTAAGGGCGGTAAAGGTAAGTGGGCCGGTCGAGCTGCAAGTGTTGGTAAAGGCCTTGCCGGTGGCGTTGGTGGCATTTTAGCCGGTATTGGATTAGACTATGCCACCGATGAACTAAAAAAATCTGGGCACAATCAAGCCGCAGCAGCAACAGATATCGCATCAAGTGCCGCATCCTTTGCAGGTACTGGTGCATTATTAGGAAGCTTCATAGGACCAATTGGAACTCTTGCCGGTGCCATTATCGGTGGTGGCACCGGCGCATTATACGGTGCATATAATAATTGGGAGACAATTTCCCCATCAACCCCTAAATCGTCAACAATTGATTCGCCATCGGCTTCTAAGCCAACAGATGCGTTAGATAATAAACCAGGGTCTGATACATCTACAACTACTGGAGAATCCGCAACGAATAAATCCTCACGTTCGAACGAGATAAATAGCACATTGACATATCAAACTGCTATTTTAACACAAATACTTGAAGCATCACAAAATTTAGTATCAGTTAACAGAGATATTCTTAAATATGCAAAGGTACATTCATAATGACTTGGAAAAAGTTTTTTCGCCCCGTTAACTCGGTCTTACCAGCAACACAAAGAGTAATCGATAGTACATCGGCTTACGCATCCACGTCTAAATATAATAATTGGCTTCCTGAAGTTTATGCTGGCCCGCCAGACAGATTGCAACGCTATGCGGTCTATGACCAAATGAATTTTGATCATGAAATTCATGCAGCACTAGATACAATTGCAGACTTTGGCACTGAACCAGATGGAGTAACTGAATTACCACTAGTCATGAAATATAATGATGATCCTACACCCTCTGAAATTCAGATTCTAGAAAAATCATTGGGACAATGGTGCAGGCTTAATAAGATTAGCAAGCGCCTCTGGTCTATGTTTCGTGCAACATTAGTATATGGTGATCAATTCTTTTTGCGTGACCCAGAAACATTCAGACTATATTGGATTGATCCAGCTAAAGTAGAAAAGGTTATTGTAAACGAATCCGATGGTAAAAAGATTGAGAGTTATTTCATTAAAGATATCGATCTTAATATGAAGAGCTTAGTTGCAACTAATCAGTTGAACAAACTTTCTAATGGAGCATTTGGATCTAATAGTATTGTATTTTCTCCACCAATGCAAGGAAATATGAATTATATTTCCGGTGGTTATGGTGGTGCAGGTACAGCAAATTATCAAGATGGTGGAGCTACAGCAGTTGATGCCGAACATATTGTCCAATTAACGCTATCAGATGGCATGAACGCTGCCTGGCCCTTTGGATTGAGTATACTTGAGCAAATTTACAAGGTTTATAAGCAAAAAGAATTGCTAGAAGATGCAATTCTAATTTATCGTATTCACCGCGCACCTGAGCGTCGTGTTTTCTTTATTGACGTTGGTACTATGCCGCCTAACAAGGCGCAGCAGTATCTTGAACGTGTTCGTTACGAAGTACAGCAAAAACGTATTCCGAGTAGAACTGGCGGTGGTGCTAATGTGGTTGATTCAACATATAATCCTATGTCTATCTTGGAAGATTATTTCTTTGCCGTAACAAGTGAAGGCCGTGGATCTAAGGTTGACGTATTACCTGGTGGTGAGAACTTAGGTGATATTGATGACCTACGTTATTTTAATAACAAGATGTTACGTGCTTTAGGTGTTCCAAGTTCGTACTTGCCGACAGGTCCGGAGGATGGTACATCATCAGTAAGCGATGGTCGTGTTGGTTCGGCGTTTATACAAGAGTTTAGATTTTCTAAGGTTGTAACTCGTTATCAACAACAGATTATTGAACCTATTGATTTAGAATTTAAACTTTTCTTAAAGCGTCGTGGCGTAACAATCGATAACAGTTTGTTTGAACTTGCATTTACACCAGCACAATCTTTCTCTGAATATCGTCAGCTTGAATTAGATTCAGCTAAGATTAATACATTTACCGCACTAACAGACATTTCGTTTGTTTCCAAACGTTTCATTCTTAAGCGTTATTTAGGTTGGACAGAAGCAGAACTTGCAGAAAATGAGCGTATGTGGAAAGAAGAGCGTAGTCGCTTAACTAAGACATTTGCACCAGATGCAGGAGTAGGTGGCGGATTAGGTGGCATGGCTGGAGGTTCAGCACCAGCCGGTTTATCTGATGTTGGTATTACAAGCTCAGGTATTGATAACATGGCACCAGACGAAGATGGCGTAGAAGGTGCAAATCCATCTGATGCCGGCCCAGAAGTTTCTGATACAGAAGTAGATAATTTCGGTCAATAGTAATGAAATTTTCTGAAATTTCTTTTGATCCAATTATATATAAAATTATTGAAACTCACTATGAAGATATAAGTGAATTATATAAATTTCTGAATGAAAATATAATTTCTGAAGACTTAAAAGGATATGATGTTGAAATATCAGAGTTACTAGATAGGTATAACAATTCTGTATCTATCGGAAATATATACACCCCTGCATTAATTGTGTTCAACATAGGTCAGAACATAATTGAAGTTCAATATTTAGAAAATGCTGAACTCAAAAAAATTTCATCTTTTGATAATTCTTATATTTTTGAGAAAAACAATAAACTTGAAAAATTTCCAAAAGATTTAAATAATAAATGGATTATTAGCAGAACACTTATATTTGATTCTATCCCTGATTTTAAACAGTTTGGCTCGGTGTTGAAATTAACATTCTCGGAAACAAAATTTATATATAAAGAATACAGTTGATGATAGAATGATAAATTGATAAATAGTTCATAACATTATTTTTCAAAAGAGGCACAAAAAATCTTAGCACGTGAACTATTAGTAGAATATTATGATCCTGCCGATGACGAATTAGGCAAGGCGAAATTAGATGACACACGTCGTCCACGCTTAACTATGCTTCACTTACAAAAACTTAGAAAATCACGTGATGCTGAAAAGTATGAAACTGCCCAGCATCTCAACTTCTTACCTGATATGTATGGTCAAGCACCGGAAGAAGCAGGCGGGCTATAAACTAGCTGTTTATTCTTAATTGATCGAGACTAAATAAAGCTACGAATCCGCATTTCTTAAAAGTGGCTCTTTTATAGCCATTTCCACCTATATTCCCACTCTTTGAGTTAAATACCTAGAATACTACGAAAGTAGCGATTTTGGAATTTTAACTAATCAAGGAGATTGGGCATGTCACAACAACAAAAGCTTGAAAAGGTATTGGATCTTCTTCTATCAGAAGATTCGGACCAGGCTGCTGAACTTCTCCATCAAATCATTGTAGAAAAAGCTCGTGTCATTTATGAAAGCATTGTCGAAGAAGACGACGCCGAAAATGAAGACCTTGACGAATCCGATGAAGTTGGTGGTGAGCCAAATAAGGATTTCACTGATGAAATTTCGTCTGACCAAGATGAAGTTAACTCTGACGAACAAAATGACGGCGAAGCCGGCGGTTCGGAAGACGACAGTGAAGGCAGCGATGATGAAGACGAGGAAGGCGCCATGGATAACATGGGCGACGAAATGGGCGGAGAAGGAACTACTGAAGAGCGTGTTGAAGACCTAGAGTCCCAACTTGCTGAACTTCGTGCAGAATTTGACGCACTAATGGGCGAAGAAATGCAAGAGCCACAACATGCAGACATGGCCGGCGATATGGAAATGGGCGGAGACGTTCAACCAGCTGGTGATGACATGGGTGGTATGCCTGACTTTGGTGGCGGAGCAGAAGAAAAGGTTGTCGGCGAAGTAGTCGCAACTATGTTCGAAAAGCAGAAGAAAGCCAAGCTAGAAGTAGCACCACAAAAGAAAGATGCCAAGAAGGATAAGAAGGTTGACGAAGAAACACAATTCCTTAACAAGACAGCTGACACAGGCCAAAAAGGCACAGCAAAGCTTGTTGGAACTGGTAAGAACACACCTTTAGGTGCTGAACAAACCAAGTCATCGTTTACTAACATTCCTGCACGTAAGGATTATGGCGGAAAGCCAACAAATATCCTAGGTAGCAAGTCTACTGGTGGCGAATATGGAAAGTACAATGGTGATTCAGCAAAGAATGATACACCGTCAGATAATGTAAAAGTTGAACCTAAGAAGAATAGCGTGAAAGCTGATACCACTGCAAAGTGGACCGGCGGCAAGGCATCTGGTGCAGGTTTTACAAAGTCTCCTCTAACCAAGAAGCCAGCGTAAGGATAAGGCGGTGAAAGTGGCAAATAAACTATACGAGTACCTATCGTTTGATAGGGCGCACGTAGAGCTACTCGAAGAAGATAACAAGATGACCGGTGGTAAAGATCTCTGTATGAAAGGGATCTTTATCCAGGGTGACGTAAGAAACCAAAATCAGCGTGTTTATCCTGTTCGTGAAATTGCTAGAGCCGTAACTTCTATTACTGAGAAATTAAGCGCAGGTCAATCAGTTATGGGCGAACTCGACCATCCGGAAGAGTTGTCTATTAACCTTGACCGTGTAAGTCACCTCATCACAGAAATGTGGATGGATGGTGCAGACGGATACGGTAAGTTGAAAATTGTCCCAACCCCGATGGGTCTCATTGTAAAGACATTGTTACAGTCGGGCGCAAAGTTGGGTGTTTCATCCCGTGGTTCTGGAAATGTTGGTGATGATGGTGCAGTTTCGGATTTCGAAATTATCACTGTTGACATCGTGGCACAACCAAGTGCTCCAAATGCATTTCCTAGGACAATATATGAAAGTCTTTTTAACATGAAGGGTGGTTCTAGTGTAATGAATACCGCAAGGTCTGCATTAACTGAAGCCGCTGCACAGAAACAGCTTGTTAAGGACCTTCACCGATTTATTAAAGAGTTGAAAATTTAAGGGGAACTCAAGATGGCAAAAAAATTAGATGAGATCTTGAGCGAAAGCGTTGGATTATCCGAAGATACCAAGAATCAGATCGTTGGTTTGTGGGAAGCTAGATTAACCGAAGCTCGTGAAGAAGTTGCAGCAACACTCCGTGAGGAATTCGCACACAAGTTTGAACACGACAAGGGAGTTTTAGTTGAGTCTATGGATCGTTTCTTAACAGACAAAGTCCGCGTTGAACTCGAAGAATTCGCCGATGACAAGAGAAAACTTGTCGCAGAACGTGTTGCCTATAAAGGCAAACTAGTAGAACACACAAAGATGCTAAACACATTTATTACAGAAGCTGTAGCTAAAGAAATGAAAGAGTTCTATGCCGAGAAGAAGGTAATGAAAGAGAACTTTGGAAAACTAGAAAACTTCTTATTGAAGCAACTAGCCGAAGAAATCCGTGAATTCCGTGCTGACAAGAAGTCCCTAGTGGAACAGAAAGTCAAAATGGTTACCGAAGGTAAGCAGAAGCTACAAGAAACAAAGGCACAGTTTATCAAGCGTGCAGCACAAATCATCGAGTCTAATATTGAGAAGACTCTGCGTAATGAAATTGGTCAATTCAAGGAAGACATTCGTGTTGCCCGCGAGAACGATTTCGGTCGCAAGATATTTGAGAGCGTTGCCGCCGAATTCATGACTTCGTATCTAAACGAAGGTACTGAGCTTAAGAAGCTACAAAAGGTTGTCGAATCTAAGAACCAGGAACTTGCAACACTTAACGAATCAGTTAAGAAGAACAAGGGACTGATGGAAGGTTTGGATAACAAGTTAAAAGCTACTCAAGACCTAGTCGAAAGACAGAAAGTCATGGTAGAATTACTAGCCCCATTGTCGAAAGACAAGAAAGCAGTAATGAAGGAATTGCTTGAATCGGTTCAGACAAAGAATCTGCAAGGCGCATACAACAAGTATTTGCCAAGCGTTCTAAATGAAGCCGCTGTACGTAAACCTGAGGCTGCAAAGATTCAGTTAACTGAGGCGACATTGTCATCCAAGACAGGCAACAGAGCGGTGGTCGCTCAAGACGAGGATTCGGAAGACGCCTCAACACTAAAAAGTATTTTGTCCTTAGCCGGAATTAGAAAGTAATCTAGGAGAAACTTATAATGGCAACAAAGCTATTTGAATCAAACTGGGGCGCAACAAAAGAAGCCCTATTAGAAGGCCTAAAGGGAACCCGTCGTCAGTCCATGGACGTAGTGTTTGAAAACACTCGTAGATACTTGGCTGAATCGGCAACCGCAGGCGCAACCCAAGCAGGTAATATTGCTGTACTTAACAAAGTAATGCTACCGCTTATCCGACGTGTTATGCCGACCGTTATTGCGAACGAAATCATGGGTGTTCAGCCTATGACCGGTCCAGTTGGTCAGATCCACACTTTGCGTGTTCGTTACGCTAATACAGCAGCTGGTGTTACAGCTGGTACAGAAGCACTTGGTCCATTCGAAATTGCTCGCGCATATTCGGGTAACGAAGTTGCAGCAGATCCAGCAGCAGCAAGTACAGCTCGTCTAGAAGGCGTACCTGGTAACAAGCTCAGCATCCAAATCTTGAAAGAAACAGTCGAAGCTAAGACACGTAAATTGTCAGCTCGTTGGACCTTTGAAGCAGCACAAGATGCAAACGCTATCCATGGTATCGACATCGAAGCAGAAATCATGCAAGCACTTGCACAAGAAATTACAGTTGAAATCGACCAGGAAATGCTATACAAGTTGTCTAGCCTAGTTCCAGTTGCACCAACTACATTCAACCAAGCCGCTGTATCTGGTACAGCTACATATGTTGGTGATGAAATGGCTGCTCTTGCAGTTATGATTAACCAGCAAGCTAACTTGATTGCTGCTCGCACACGTCGTGGTGCTGCTAACTGGGCAGTTGTTTCGCCAACAGCGTTAACAATTCTTCAGTCTGCAACAACATCATCGTTTGCTCGTACCACAGAAGGTACATTTGAAGCACCTACAAACACAAAGTTTGTTGGCACTTTGAACAGCACAATGCGCGTTTATGTAAACCAGTACGCAGCAGATGGTGAAGCAGTTCTTATTGGCTACAAAGGCCCTACAGAAACTGATGCAGCAGCTTATTACTGCCCATACATTCCGCTAATGAGCGTTGGTCCAGTTATGGATCCACAGACTTTCGAGCCTGTTGTTTCGTTCATGACACGTTATGGCTACTTGGAATTGACCAACACAGCTAACAGCTTCGGTAACGCAGCTGACTACTTGTCGAAGGTTGGAATTGACTCGAGCACTTTGAAGTTTTTCTAAATCGAAAGATTGGAATTGCAGAAAAGAGAAAAGCGTCCTCCGGGGCGCTTTTTCACGGCTATATTATCTTACCGAATAATGATAAATACACTATATTTAAAGGGACTTATTATATGACGATAAAAATATCAGAAGTATTGCCTGTAATTGTGTTTGAAGACTCGTTTGTTGGACCTGCTACTGCGATCACATCTCATATACCAGCTGTTTTTCCAGTAAATTTTGTATATACATATGCAGCAAGTCAAGGCTATTCGGCAATTCTTTTGGCTAACCAATTAGCAATAGATGGATCCGGTGCAACTTCAGCAGCTTTTGCAGCAAAACGAGTAAATTCAGCCGGAGCATGGCTTCTGGGCACAGCCGGTGGATATACGGTGACATTTACAGTTAAAATGCCAGCAACAATTACTACTTCAACTATTGGTTCAATTAAACTATACGATCAAGTTGCCGATATTGAGTTAGAGCTTAATGTTCGAGGTTTCTATGGTAACGTACTTATCGTATATACTACCCCTCTCGATACAGATCCAGATGATGCCTTCTCAGTCCCAGGAGGAGTATTTCTACCTAATCAATCATATACGGTTAAGTTAGTTGTTAGTACCACCCCAAATTGGAGACTTTATGTAGATGATACCGTAATAG